AAACATCAGTGGAGATATCATGTTGCTACGATAGATGCATACAGTTGAGAATGTAGTTGATGTTACGTCAAAGACCGTAAAAGTACTATAGTCTTGACCGCGACCTTTACTAACGTCAACTGTCATGATATAGTTATGACCTGCCTTTGGTTCTACATAGTAACGTGTATCCTGCCATTCTTTAATTGGAGCACGAGCTTGTAATGCAAGTAGAGTATCAGACGCGATCAGCGTTAAGCTACTACCAATGAAGTCACAATTATGAGAAATTATATCACCGTTGTGATAAAAGCTATGCGTGTCATTTACACTAACTGGATCATATAATTCAATTTCAGCATTAATTAGTTCAATATGAAATACTGAAAAGTTATTACTTAAGATGTCGTCTTCCTTCAATTCGGATGCAATCGTCTCAATTCCATTGATGATAAATCGATGATTTAAAGAACAGTTAAGAGTTTCTCCAACATGTGAAGTTATTTGTAGATATTTGTGATGGCGCGTTTTTCTGACACCTGAAAACTTAACATATTCACCGTCACCATTTTTAATTAGAATTTCAGTGTTCATAAATCCTTGACATATTTATAAATCATATTTTCGCATATTGGAAATTGTTTTGCCATATGTCTTGCATACAGTCTATTTTTAGTTAAGATTCGACCATTTTTAGACTTTAATCCAATCTGATCGTCGACAAAATCATTATACCCAGATATTATTTTCTGAATGTCTTCATCTGATATTTTAGTCCAACTCTTTTTACCTTTTTTTGATGCCGATATCTTTTCTTTTACTGAAGGATCTTTAGCAAAAAATTCCTTACTTCGATTAGATCGCATATTAAACCCTTCTCTTTCTGCTCTTTCTTTAGCAGATTTTGACATTTTCTTTTTAACTTCTTCACTAAATTTATATCCAAATGTTGAAAAGTTTGGCGAGTTATGTCCGTAACCTTTACCGCCTAACGTGGAATTTAATCCATTATTAAATGTATCTAACTTAATGATATATTCTTCTTCAGCCAACTCAACATCCTGCCTATTCTCAGATTCGAGCAAAATTTCATATGTAAAGGAATGTTCCTTAAATCTTTCGCTTAATGCATGGCATGCCATTCTATTCTTTATGCGATAATCTATAGTAATTCCTACATATTTTTGGTCATCATCGCGAATTATGCAGTACAGGATATGCTTCATATAAGTTTCTAAGTTTGATCTTGATTTTATTACTATTTATAATAACATCAACTTCAGAGTCTCCTCCTAAACATTCAAACTCTTGCTGAAATTGTCTCTCGCTTGTATTCTCGATAGTCTGTTGCTTCCAAGCTTCATCACGACCTGGAACTTCCCACCATTTAATCGTAAACGGTTTGAATGAATTTGCGTTTTGAATTGAACCTTGCCAAAGTTTATAGAACATATTGCCTACACCATTTGGAGTAGATGTAATGATTACTTTAGTATCCTTACCTGATGTAATAACAGGATATGTACTTGTATAGAATTCATTTGCCTTGTGAACGAACGCAAACTCGTCAAGGAAAACAACGTTAAGCGAAAGACCACGAATAGAACTACCACTTGTTGCAGCCGCAATAACTTCGGAGTTATTTGAGAACTTGATGCTACCTTTGTTAAGAACCTTACAACCAGGCTGAAGAAAGAACGGAAGGTTTTCGAGCATCAGCGTTAGACGTGCTAACATTTCACGAGCAGTTGCTCCTTTGTTAGCAAGCATACCAATCTTCTTTTCAGAATTGAATATGACGTAGTGTAACAACCATGCAACGCTTGTAATACTCTTGCCGCTTTGGCGACATGCAAGAACGATGTTGAATTTGTTATCATTGAAGTGCTGCACCATCTTCGTCTGATATCCACGCAACTTAAATGGAACAAGACCTTTGTCAAGACTAATTACCTTTACGTAGTGTTCACAAAAGTAAGCAACGTCATCGCGGCACTTGATGTACTCATCCAGTTCATGTGCAGTATAGTTTTGAACGACGCCATCACGTTTGACGTATGGGTTGCCATTATATGAAGTTTCTAAGGTCATAATGCATTTTTTTATTTACAAGCTTTCAAAAAGTTGTTACAATTGATCTGTTCCAAATAAGGATACCATCTAGCTTACATAAAAGGCTGACCGAAGGTTCCCGAAGGGAGCATCAAATATCAATAGGCTCTTCTCGAGACTTAAGGAACTTCTGAAGATCTGCGGTTGTGCCAACAAAGATAGAATTATTGGTGGTCACGTTACTAGGAGATGATGGAGAAACTCCGCCAACCGGTTCCTGAACAATCTTCTTTCGATTTTTGACCAAGTCAAGTAACGATGCATTCATATCAGCAGTATTCTTGATCATCGCCGTCAATACTTCAAATGCGCGTGGATGTTCTGCGTCAGTAGCAAGTTCATGTAGACGATCAATAGCATCATCACTTGCGAGTATCAGCTTCTTGATATGAGCGCGTGCGAATTCATAATCGTCTTCTGTATCCTTAATTATAACATCATTGGATGGACCAACTAGGGCGACCGTTTCGTTGTTCTCTGATACCGTCGCGGGTAAGTTTGCTGTTAAAGATGCAAGTATTTCATCTTTTGATTTCTTATTACTCATAATATGAAATTTGAACAGTTGCGTTTAGAGATGATCCTTTAGTTTTAAGTACACGATATGTAAGGATGACTTCTTGATTTGCTGGAATTGTTACGCTTTGAGATTGTGGGGATTTCGTGCTAACTCCATTTTCACTAGATAAGATAAGTTCTCCATTTGCATAAACCTTAATGTAGTCGCCATAATCACTTGATAGGTAACCAGGTGTACTTGTTCCATGTTGTGGATTTGACAACCAATTTAGGTATAAAGTAACTTCCCCTGAAGGTGCATACACTCCATTTGGATCTTGATTTTCGGAGTTATTAAAGAAGCGAGTACTTACGGTGTATTCACTTGTATCAGTTCCCATGTCGGAGACAAATTCTAATGTAGGTCCATTTAAGCTATCAACACTTATGTCTCCTCCAACATTTCTTTCAACTCTCCATTCTAATCCTGATAGAGTATCAGATATTGGTGGAAGATCTTCAATGAATCCATATGTTGTGGAAACTGTAAAGTTACCTTCTGCGTCTGGCTCACTTGTTGCTTCAACACGAATGATTTCATCGGGTTTAGACGTTGCTGAAATATTCATATCAGCATGCATCTTAGCTTCAACCCATTTAATGATCTTAGCACGTTGATCAATCGGACCTGTAAATTTCACTCGAATTGTAAAGTCAAGTGTATAAATGATTGTGCGACGCGAAGACTCAAAGTCTCCTTCATAATCGTCTTGAAAACTTACTCCTTGCAGCGTGATTGGAATATCTGTTCGCGAGCCTGGACCTTCAAGATCTTTTACAGTTATATTGTATTCAGGATTAAAGTATGGCAAAATTTGCTCAACACATTGCAGTGCATCGTCCTGATGACGTGCTAAGATATTAAGCTGCATACCAAGTATGTATGGAGTGCTTTGATATACCCTAGCTTTTTCAATTGTGTTTGTCTCACTAATTGGATATAAAGTGCTGTTAAGACGATTTAGTTTTGAGCTTGTGTCATATTGAATGCTAGTGATTTCAAATGACATACGTGGTAAACGAACTGCTACATCGATTGGATTATTTACATCATATGTAGAAAGACGCGCTAGAAACTTTTGCCGCGGCGCATATGACAACGGTACGCGCGAAATGCCCTGCATCTTCCCATTGATTAACTTAGCAATGCTTATATTGTTAAACAACGTTCCAAAGACAGCAACAATTGTTTTTAAGCTCTTATTATAGAAGTATGTGTTGCCTAACATAATTAAAAGTCAAATGGTTCTCCAAACACATTATCCTCGCTAAAGTCAATGAAGTTATTACCCTGTATTCCAAAAGTACTATTTTGTGCAACGTAGTCATTTGGGAATGTCATAACATCGCCGTCGCTAAGATCAATCAACTGTGTTACAGTTGAGACGGACCCAGATTCTTGACCGGTAAATGTAGTCCCAACCGTAATGCTGTGGTATTGCCCGTCGTCAAATACTAAAGAACCAAAGCTAGCAGCGGTCATGTTAGTATATTGCGCGACGCTAAGAAACTTAGCACTACCGGTAATTCCGCTTGGAAGAGTGATTGTACAAAATTCATCAAGTGTATGAACTTCATTGTTAAGAAATTCCACATATGCTCGCCAAACCTGCGAAGAAACCTGTTGAACGCTGTCAACTTCTGGTACACCGGTGTTAATGTTTTGATTACCGTATTCATAAAGTTCACATGTCAATTTAAATGTGGGAGTATTATTTAGCTGGAAGAATGGTTGCTTATCTTCAACCCATTTAATCTCGAATAGACCAGCTGTCATCGGGAAGTATATAAGGTCTCCTTCTCGAGGGCGCGCACTATTTTCAGTGTATCCAAATTTACCAATAAGACCGTTCCAACGTCGTCTTGATACAACGACCGTAATTTGATCTCGGATTTCAAGACCAAACTTCGACACTAACTTACCATCTCCTTCAAATCCGTCGATACTTTCGACGTACATTTCAATCTTAAAAGCTTTATCAAACTGCGAAAGAAAATCTTCATTCAAGATGGAATCCATCTGAATAATCTTGCGCGGGATGTAGTATGTGTCATGGCCGTAGATCTTCATTGCCTCA